CCAAAGACCCCGTAGAGATCGTCTGGGGCGTGGTTGACATCACTGCTGAAGACCGTAAGGGTGGACTGCGCTCACAGGCTGCTGCTGCGTTCCAGCAAGTTGTGCAGGAAGAGATGCGTAAAGAGGTTGATGACTTCCCCGAAACTCAGTACAACGCTGCAACGGTTGACGCTGCTCGCATTGCCTTTGAGACTCGCGTAACTGCAATAAACGCAGCCACTACGCATGACGAGCTTGATGCGCTGTGAGACTGAACTTCTCGTATGACATGATTCCATCGTGCGCCTACATCATTCGGGTGGTGGGTAACGCTGCCTCTGAAGAAAAGGCCAAGCGGTGTGCCATGTCCTGCGAGAGAGCAAATCAGCCCTACGACTACTGGGATGCCTATGACGGTACGGGCGAGGGTATTAAAGAACCCAATCACCACAATGTCATCATGGACTGCATCAAGGTCACTGACCACTACCTGACCCGTGGTGAAGTAGCCTGTGCGTTGTCCCACATCAGTCTATGGGCAAAGTGCGTACTTGAAGACAAGCCGCTGGTTATCCTTGAGCATGACGCGCTGATGGCTAAACCCTACACGCAACACGCGGTGTTTAACTCCATTTGCTACTTGGGATCGCACGAACAGGTCAAGCTTGGCTGGCAGGTATCGGCTACGCCACCTCATGCAACTGAGGGTGAGAATTACCACTTCCTGTGCCGCGCTCATGCGTATGCGATTGATCCTGCGGTTGCTAAAAACTTGCTGGCCTATGTGATGAAGATGGGCATCTGCACCTCCCTTGATATGCTGATTCGTGCTGACCTCTTCCCCATCCACCAGATGGGTGTTTACGCCTACAACGTGTATGAAAGCCGAGAAGAAACAACGATCAAGGGCAGGGCGTTAGAGGGCAGGGCAACCAAGCGCAACGATGGGCTGGTGGTATGATACCCAAGAAGGTACACCTTTCTTGGAAGACTAAAGACTTGTTAGACAGTAAAAGCCCGTTGGTTGTACACGGGGTTAAACGGCTGGTGGACTTAAACCCAGACTGGGAAGTGACGATCTACGACGATCAAGAGGTAGACGACTACCTTAAAACCCAGTTAGAGCCGCAGGTGTATGCCCTGATTGCCAGCAAGCACATTGTGCAGAAGACTGACCTGTGGCGCTTAATTAAGCTGTATGAGGAGGGTGGACTGTACATTGATGTCGATAGGTTTGTGGACACACCACTGAATGATCTGGTGGACGAGAACACAAAATGGGTCTTACCCACCTACCGCGACTACGACTTTTCCCACGACTTCATGATGACTGCGCCACACAATCCGGCTTATCGTTTGGCCGCGCAAATGTACATAGAGCGAATGAGTCAGGGGCATACAAGCGTTTATTTTCTTGGCCCACAGACATACATGCACGCGGTAACGCAGACCCTGACCGGGGAAATGCTCAACACTGATTTAGGCATTGCAGCCTTTGACAGGCTCAGAGACATCATGAAGAGCTGTGGGTTTATAAAGACGTTTCGAGAAGAGCCACCCTATAATACAATCGTGTATCGGGGCGAGAATTTAGGCTTAGATTGGGAGCAGGAAAAGCGTAAGTTTTATGCAGAGTCAGGTTTAAAGCATTGGTCTGGGGACTGGTAAGATAATGGACACAAAAAAACGCAGCATCCTCAAAACAATAACGTGGCGCGTAACGGGCAGCACAGCGACTTTTTTGATATCCTATGCCGTCTCTGGAAGTTTTGCGGCAGCAGGAACGATAGCAACGATTCAACTGATTTCTAACACCGTTTTATATTACATGCACGAAAGAGTGTGGAACCGACTGAGGAGTGAATCGTGGACATAGACGAACTCGCGTTACGCAAGATCATCAGAGAAGAGATGAAGTCGGCTCTGAAGGAAGTCGGTCTGCACGATGAAGAGGCGGGTGACGATGTCCGTGATCTGCGTAGTCTGATTACCGATTGGCGGGGCATTAAGAAAACTGTCCTGAACACGCTGGCGAAAGCTGGCACGTTGTTCGTCCTTGGCCTGCTCATGCTCGGCGCATGGGCCAAGTTTGGTGGCGGTAACGAATAATGCTTGACCCGGTATCCGCGTTAGCTATAGCCACGTCTGCCTACAAAGTCATTAAACGTGGCATTGAAATGGGCCGTGAGCTGGAAGATATGGGCGGCCAGCTGGGGACTTGGTTCAAAGCCGTCAGCGATGTTAAGAACGCGGAAGAAGAGGCCAAAGACCCGCCGTTATTCAAAAAACTCATGTTCTCCGGCAGTGTCGAGCAAGAGGCGATGCAGGCACTTGTAGCCAGAAAGAAGATCGAGCAGCAAGAGAAAGAACTGCGTGAATTAATAGTCTACAAATGGGGCGTTGAGGAGTACACGGCAATGATGCGTGACCGCGCCAAGATTAAAGACACGCGGGAAAGAGCGACGCTCAACCAGCGCCGTAAGATGCGTAAGTTCATTGCTAACGTCCTAACAATTACTGCGATCCTTGGCCTTGTTGGTGCAATAGTGGCTTTTGGTATCGGCATTATTCAGAATCTGGGGTAAATACTATGTTGAGTTTAATATCAAGTTTGATGGGTTTCGCTGCCGGTGGCCTGCCGAAAGTACTGGATTTCGTACAAGATCGTGGCGACAAGAAGCACGAACTGGCTCTGATGGCGGCGAACCGTGAGCGCGAGATTGCGTTGGCGAAAGAAGGTTTTATTGCCCAAGCCCGTGTCGAGGAGATTAAAACAGATCAAATTGCAATGCAGACACAGGCGCAGGAAAAACTCGCGATGTGGAAACACGATATGAAAATCGGTGAGGGTGCCAGCACGTGGGTAATTAACCTGCGAGCCTCTGTGCGCCCCGTCGTCACGTACTTGTTTGTAGGTCTCTTGATCGTGGTGGACGTTGCTGGTATCTGGTACGCCTACTCAACGGGTGTCGCGTTTTCTGTAGCGATGGAGATGGTTTTCTCCGATGACGAGATGGCAATCCTAGCCGCAATCATCAGTTTTTGGTTCGGGTCGCAGGCTTTCAGTAAGAAATGAGTACATCTGAGGCGGGGATACAGTTGATAAAATCCTTTGAGGGTTGTCACGCCATGCCGTACAAGTGCCCCGCGACGTTGTGGACGATTGCCTACGGCCATGTGCTGTACCCTGACCAAGCGCGGTTGAAGAACGACGAGAGAGCCAACTACCCGCTCAAAACTGAGCACAATAGGACGTTTTCCGGTGATGAGATTGATACGTTGCTTGAGAAAGATTTACAACGCTTTGAGGCAGGGGTACTACGACTATGTCCTGCTGCTGCTGATAATCAGTGCCATCTTGACGCGCTGGTCAGCTTTGCGTTCAATGTGGGGTTAGGGAACTTGCAGTCATCCACCCTAAGAATGAAGTACAATCGTGGCGACTACGATGGCGCAGCAGAAGAGTTCCTCAAATGGAACAAAGCCGGCGGCAAGGTGCTGAACGGTCTAGTCAGACGTAGAGAGGCCGAAAGAGCTTTATTCTTATCTGGGGGCTAGATGTATCTTATAAGCAACATTCCGTACTTTAAGTGTTGGGTACGCAAAGAATTTACTAACGGTCATCAAAACTACCACGGCGAGTACGTCCATGCGCTGGCAGTTGCTGTTACCACGATGCCTGACAGGTGTCTGTCTTTTCAGTTGATCTTTACAGGGTGCGAAGCGGACGATGGTAGCCAGCCTAATGTGCATGGCGGGGCAATGTGGGCAAGAATGCCGATTACTGCGCTGGTTGGGGATATACCGCTCGAAGAGTGGCCGGAGAGGATGGAAACGCACTTTGTGCAGCCGTGGGATTGCAGTTCTTACCACCACAGCATTATCTCCATTGACAGGGCTAAACCGTCCCAGTGGATGTGCAAGATCAACAACGAGTTCTTCAAGGGTCGCTATTTGTTTACGGTTGACTACGCCGAGAGCGAGGTCTCCGAGGACCCTGCACAGCACAAGCAGACCCATGTCCTCATCCTGACGGATGCTGGCAAGTGGACAGGAAATATTGTAGCCTTACCAAACAATCGGGTGCG